ACTCAAAGAACTTCTGAAGTTCGGCCAAGTGGCGCTTTTCTCTCTTGATTCCAAGGCTCGTATGATACTCTGTCGGCATTTTCGGTGTCGCCTTAATATCTAACCAGTAGAGAGGCTCAAACACGTCGCCACTTGTATCAAGAGAAGCATCTGCATCTGTATTTCTAAAATGCATCTGCATATCATATTCAATTTTATTGGTGATCGTGATGGTCTTGTCCACGATTTCAAGTGTGATATCTGTTCCTGGTATGTCGATTTTGTTTAGCATTTATTTTTCTCCTTATGCGTGTTTTGTATTTTTGTTGATTTCTACCAGCCATTGTTCTGCAGTTTGCCTAATTTCTTCTGGAGCTGATAAATTGTGTTTCCCCCTAATTTGAGTGATTCGGTCATCCTTGTATTCCAAAGTGAAAAACGGCTTGTCTGGTTCATCTTTTGACCTAACGAATATGATTGTTGTTTTGCCGTTTGCATGATCTTGAGTGTATCTAGCGCTGCCCACACAATGTGACAGTGCCTTCCCTTCCAAAATCAATTCTCCGGAATTATATGCCGGTTTAAAGAGATACTGGCCTACTACTTTCTCGTATTTAGCCAAAGACTTCTGTCGCTTCTCAAACTTGCGCTGTTCAATCTCACTCTTGTGCTGAATGAGCAACTTAACTGCATTGTCATGCGCTTTGACTAAATCTTTCGGCATGATGAGATTGTCGGTATCAATGGGTATATCAAGCTCGTTCAACATGCTGATATAGTCTACATAGTAGTCAAAATTAACTTTGTTTTTTAAAAACCAATTCTGGAATCTGTTCATTTTGGCAGCTTTGGGAATTTTGTTGATGTCTTGATAAGTCAGGATTTTTTCAATACCAGGAACAAGCGTGCCACCTCTCAATTTGATGCGACGTTCTAGCTCATAATCTCTGAAGGACCTATCTGTATTTTTGAAAAATCGCTTATTTTCATGAAGCCATTTCTTTGTTACGACACGGCAATCAACCGCTTTTCTCACATGCCATCCATCATATTCAGTAACATCATAAGCAAGATCCGTGGCCATTCTCCAGGCATTTATTTTCTGAAGAAACTCGATTTCAGAGCGGTATTTATACATGTGTGGCAAATGATAGTAGCCCAACCCACGAGGAAATTCCAAGTACTTCAATTCGGAAATTTCTCGAATCTTATTCTCCCAATTGTTTTCAAAAAATATTGTTCCTGAATATGCTCCTTGGCCTGCGAAGTTAGGAGTAAGCCCAGGAGCGTAGACCCCGCATCTTTCAGTCAGTTGTATAACTTGATTGTCGCTCATCTGCTCAAAGTTTGTAAGTTGCATCCTAATAGATTGCTTGCCGTTCGTGTATCGCGACCAGAATCCGTAAGATTGGATTTCAATCCGTTTGCACGTCACAAGAATAATTGCGAAACTGTAGAATTTGTCGTAAAAGTCTAATCTGCTCGATTTTGTCAGACGTTTTTCGATAACTCTACAACCTGTCCGATCGCTCTGAATAGTTTGAGATTTGTTAGACCATTTGATGGTCGGGATCTGCGAATAGCACCAGTCAAAGAATTTTTGGGGCGGTTTCAAACGTCCGGCAATTATTTTTTGATTTTTTATCATGCTAATTCTCCGAATAAATCGAGCTGACCGTCAATAACATTTTTCTGTTTTTTAACTTTTTTATATTTTGGTTTTTCAGGTTGTTGGCCGACTACTACAGTCGCATGGATTGCCTCAACCTTTTTGGTTTTGCCAGTAAAGTACTTATAGACCCAACCGAATACGGTAGAGTCATCAACCATCGCACAAGTTCCTGACTTAAAGTTCTTAGCCTGGCTAGCGCAATAGTTCAAAGCTTCTCTAATAGATTTCTTATCACCCAAAACTCCTTCGAAAAGCTTTTCGTCTTCTTGATCACAAATCCAATTGTGTATTGCATCTTCAGCTGGTCCATGATCTCCTTTTAATTCCTCTAGCAATTTTGCCAGAGCCTTTTCTTTGATTTCATTCATGTCATTTCAAAAAAATGCGACTGCCTTTGTGAGAATTGGCTAAATACGGGCAGTCGCTCGTCCAAGGTCACATGACCTTTACTGACGTTTTCTAGTTCGCAGTTTTACAAGAATGCACGGCTTGTTGGTTTTTGAGTTGTTTCCAAAATGGAAAAAGTTGGTTTTTCAAACTTAATAATCACTTTCAATCAAATCATTCAAGCTAACTACTGCATTCAGTTTTTTCTGACTTCTGCAATAATCGCAATGACCACATTTTTTAGGCTCTTTCTGACCTTGGATAACGTCCCAAATTTCTACAATTTCAGACTTAATTTTGTCTAAACCTTCTTCAAGCCATTCATCATCGATTTTCAAAATGTCACGATCTGGCACGTTTTCCTTACTGACCGCTACAATGTATGGTCTAAAATCATTCCCAGTCATTTGTTTCAGCAATTCACGATATAGGCCAAGTTGTCCATGATATCCAAATCCAAGGATATTATTAACTGCTGCAGGAACTTTCTTTTTGAGCTCTGCGCTCCATTCTTCAGCGTAGATGGACTTCATGGTTTTCAAATCCACGAAATAGCCACGGCTTAGATTCACACTGTCCAGCTTCCCTTTAACTGGCACGCCTTCAATTTCGCCATAGACAATCAATTCTTTTTGAACTTCATCCGATGGATAACCATGATACAAATGATTAAATCCATCGTCGTCCTTTAAACTTGCAATCATCTTATCGCCAATCACAAAGTCAGATTTTAGATTTCCTTTGTTCTTTCCAGTCTTAGCTAGTAACTTGTCACCATTTTCATCCATGAACTGCTGATGTGCTTCTGGGCTTTCAAAGTAACTGTGAACATAATTTCCGAGGAGAAGAGGGGTTTCGTCTCTCTCCTCAATCCATTGCCCACTGTCCAAAGCAAAGGCCCTAGCCTGACATTGCTGATAGCGTTTGAACCGTGAGTTAGTCAAGTAACTTGTGTCCTGGTAGTAGTTCTCTTGTGTTAGTTCTTCCATAGCCTACTCCTTAATGTTGGTCGTATTTCCCTCAAAGAAGCTGAACTCTTCCAAAACTTCGCCTGTTTCTTCGTCAAAGTTTGGAATTTCTTCTGCAGGGTATTCGGTAGAGGTTAACTCGTCAGGATTTGCCGTTTTTTTGCCCGTTTTTGGGGGTGTTTTGGTTTCTTCGGTAAATTCTCCATCTACAACGTTCTCGCTCTCTGTAGGCGTGCTATGAGCTCCTAGGATACCGTCCAAAGTTTCAGTGACTGGCTCTTGAGTAATATCTTTGATTTCATTCTTGTTTGAAACTGTACTATCTTCGTTATCTGCAACGATTGCTTCCTGCAATTCGGTAGAAAGAGGGGCATAGGTTGAAAGCATGTGCTTCAATACAGTTTTACGAGCCATGGCATCAAAGTCAGACTGCCATGGGCTATATTTACTAGAGAATGATTGACTGTACTTCTTGCCGTGTGCCTGAACTCGTTCCTTAGTCCAAAAAACTGTTTTTTCAAATCCATTGGCCAATCGCATGAATGCAAAGTAACCAACGACTTTTTCTTTCTCTTTTGGAATAGCAGTCATATCCACTTCAAGATCTTCAGTAAGTGGGTTAAACCCTTTATATTGGCTTTCATAGACCTCCCCAGCGTTCAAGCGTGTGACTTGTCCACTTCGTTGTGCAAGTTGAATCAATCCCTTGTAACCCACTTGGAACTGAGCTTGGTTCTTGTATGGTACGATATACGCATATCCAAGGCTTGGCTCAATTGGTAGGTTTAGGACTGCAGCCTTCATAGCAGCGGTCATGATGCTTTCATTTGTAGCCTTAGCAAGTAGATTATTGTTTGTTACGACACTCAGCAAACTCGCAACAAATTGCTGACCATTGCCGTTTACTACTTCTGAGAATTTCTGTTTTACTGCTGGTGAGTTAAAAAATTGTTTATGTGTTAGTTCGTTTGTCATTTCTTTCTTCCTTTCGTCTTCTTAAGGTTCCAATTCTCACGTTTTATACGTCTGTTTTCGTTTTGCAATTTCAAAATAATATTTTGTTGTTCGTTGATAATCTTACCCAGTTCTTGGCCAAGATGAATGTATTCAGCTCGCCAGTTGTCGATTTCTTCGTGTAGCTCCTGAATCATATTTCATCACCCACGTATCGATACTGCCCACATCCAATATAGATGTACTGGCTTTGGTCAAGTTCTTCTCGTTCCTCAGGCGGTTGCATTATGTCTCTGTCATAATCAAACATGCGCATACACCTTTCCAAGTTCCAGCACTCGCTTCACATATCTAGCCTTGGATGTTAGCCCAAGATCCAGCAATTCGTTTTTTCTTCATGATTGGCCAAAAGCCATACACGGTTTTCAAGTTCAATTCTAGTCATTAGCGTCTCCTTTGCTCTATCCCAAATACTTTGCATAACGTACTCTCCGTGGTTCTGGCAAAGCTAATGGTTCAGGACGCAAGCCTACAGGCGGTTCGTTATCAAACGTAAAGCCCTTGAACTCCCGACGGATATTCTTACGAATCTCCTCACGCTCAATCTCACGACCCATTTCAAGCAATTCATTACAAGTTCTAATCACTTGCGTATCATACTCTTCTTGCAATCGTCTTTCTTCCTCTTTTTGCTTTTCTAACTGATGAGCTAGAATCCCTGCGCTGATAAATCCCAAAATCACTGCGCCAGTTCCTAAAAGCTGATTAATTAATGGCGGTTCAAACATTTTTTCTCTCCTCTAACTCTTTAATTTTTTCCTCTTTTTCAATCAACGCTTGATGTAAGTCTAACGCAACAACTTTCCAGTCGGTGTTGAGTTCTTTAAATAACCAGTTTTTGATTTTTGTTAATAGGTTCATTTTCCCCTCACTTCGTTAGATTCATCCAGTTTGCATTGTACCATTCACGGACTGCATCTCGTGGCCAACGCTTGTCATTTATATTTGGAAATCCTTTCTGGTAGCGAAAACGGTCATCGAACGTATCTACAGAAACCCCAAGCATTTTAGCCACATCTTTTCGCTTGAGTTCCAAAGGGAACGCTTCTTCTATATCTGCTGATTTCAATACCGTGAATTTTATTTGACTCGCAATCGCTTGGATCAACTCTTCCATTTTTGCTCCTTTCGTGGTATAATTTTCTTGAATATTTTTGATTAGCGCCTGATTGCCGTCAGGTGCTTTTTTGTTTAAAAAGTCTTACTTTCCAGCGCCCTGAGTTCTATCTCATGGCTGACTTGTTTTAATAGCTTCTCACACGCTATCTTAGCTTCTCTGTACGTTGTGGATTCGCTGATGAAGTAATCAGCAAGTTCGATGATTTTATCTTCCATTTAGCCTCCCGTATCGGTCTCAAGACTGATGTAATCCCCTCTTAAATTGCTATAATAATTTTGACTAGGACCTCTCACCGTTTTAGTCAAAATTCAAATAGAAAGGATAGAAATATCATGAATAATCTAACGAATGATGCCAAATTCCTACTAACTTCCATGTACGCAGAATACTTAACAAGACGCAAGGATGAAATTTCTAAAGAGCAAGCAAGAAACTTCCAAAACATAAATTATCTGAAAAATAACATTATGTCTGAATGGTCTGAAGAAGATATTTTGGATACATGTTTTGAATTAGATAAATATGGATATATAATTGGCACCAAGGCTGATAACACGTTCTATACCCTGTATTTAACAACCGAAGCAATCGCTGAACTTGAGAGTCAATTCAGAGAACCAACTCTCAAAGAACGAATAGAGAATGTATTAGATTTTGCAGCTAAAATTAAATCTGTTATTCCTTTTGTTTAACTCTATCAGCCAATGCTTTTCTTTTTAAACCGTTAAGACCGAAAGGATCTTCTTTGATATCCAAGCATGTTTTCTCAATTAGTTCAGATTGATTAAGAAGTATCTTTCTGTCCTCATTTCTTGCCTTGAGTTCTAAATCTATAGAATCAAGGCTTTTCGCTATACGTTCAAGAAATTCTTCTAACATGTCTTTCTCTCCTTTTTTGAATTAGTTGCCATCACTTGATAGGATATCTGCTTCAAAACGAAACATATTCAGCTTATGAGCAAGTTCTTCAAGCTCATGAGCTTTTTTATTAAACTCTTTGACAAGATCATTAAATTGATCTATATTCGTAACATTTACTTTAACTTCAACAGTCATTGAATTGATACTCATTCTTCTTACCTACTTTCTTTATCTAAATGATTCCAAATAGATTTATTGCTTTTATATTTCCACAAACAATCTTATTGCTATCCAGAACTATTTTATTTTCTGCCTTTACAAAGGCGGACTCTTTTTTCCCACTATACGGATATCATCTTGGTCTCATCTCTTCTCTCCTAATTCGTATAAATTCCGCCGTTGCAGGCATAGTATCGTAGCTCATTCATCTTTCTTGTAAATTGGTAGTCGCTTGTAATCAACAGCCGCTCCTTCAGCAAGCTAGATAGTTCGTAGTGATTAGCTTCAAACTGTTCAATAATCTGCTGACGCTCTTTAGTAGTCACTTGCTGAAATTGTTCTTCTTGACTGCGTGTCATTGCTAAATTTGAACGCATTAGTTTTCATGTTTCCTTTCGTCATTCTGTCAACGAGACTTTGCTCGTAAAGTCCCTTGAGGTGCTTACCCTCAAAATTAGTTGTAATAATTGTGTTCGTCCTATTTTCAAGTATTTGATACAGGACTTTTTGAACCCAACTATTGCCCTGCTTGATTTCATTACCCACACTCGATTCTTTCCCAATATCGTCCAGAATCAAGTAGTCCACTTCCTGCAGGAACTTAATCGTCTGCCTTTCGTCCCATTTAGAATCCTTGTATCTAAATGCGTCCTTCATCCGAGAGAATAACTCTACAGTGGGCAGATACACGACCGAGCGCTTCATCTGGAACTTCTGAAAACTCTCGTTTAATGTCTTAGCAATTCCAACTGCTAAATGGCTCTTCCCAACTCCAGGCGGACCACTGATGATCGTATTGCCTTCGTATTGCTCTTTTACATATTCAAGCGTTATTCGTCTAGCGAAATTGACTGCTGCCGAATCCTGCTCTGTGTGAATTTCAAAGTTGCCGATAGTGGCATTTTTCAAATCAGTCGGTATGATACTCTCTTTAGCAAACAAAGAGTAAGACCTTGTATTCCTAATTTGTGCTTCAGCTTGCGCCAGTTGCTCGCCTGCTTGTATGTTGATTTTTTCCTGCGTACATTCAGGGCAATAGGTCAGCACGTTCTGAGTGCAAGGGTTGACTGAGCGCCACATATACACGCCTTCATGTTTGAGGCATTGGGTAGTCAAGGTTTCAACCTGCAAGGCTCTAGTCTGTAGTTCTTTGCTTGATACT